CTTTGTTTAAATTAAACCTAAAAAATTTATTTATATGTCTGAAACTAAAGTTTTTAATGTGCCCGATAGCAATTCACAACTTAATCCTGCCCTGCTTATGGCTTTATCTTAGAGTGGAGGTTTTGGTAATGGAATGAATTGGATGTGGCCTATGTTTTTATTCTTCATGTTTCCTTGGATGTTCAACGGAGGCTTTGGAGGATTCGGTGGTTTCGGTGGTGGAAATATCATGGGAACCGGATTTTTATCTAATCAGTTAAACAATGATGCTGGTAGAGATTTGTTACTTCAAGCTATTAATGGTAGAGCTGATGCTTTGAATTAGTTAGCTACAATTCTTAATACTGACATAAGCCAGGTATAGAATGGAGTTAATTCTATTCAGACTGCCATTCAGACTGTAGGAGCTCAAGTAGGTATGACTGGACAGCAAGTTATTAATTCTGTTTAGGCAGGTAATGCTTCTCTTAGTTAGCAGCTTTGTCAGTGCTGCTGCGATAACAGATATGCTATTGCTGAACAGACTAATGCTTTACAGGCTCAAGCTGCTGCTAATCATGCTGCTGATACTTTGCTTGCTTCTCAGAATTATGCTAATACTCAGTTACAGAGTGCTCAGAATCATGCTGCTACTCAGCTTCAGATGGCTCAGATTGAGAGTGCAGATTAGCTTGCTGTATGCTAGCAGACTAATACTCTTAGCAATCAGAATGACAGAAATACCAATTCAATTCTTAATGCTATTGCTGGCCAGAATACTCTTATTACTAAAGAATTCTGTGACCTTAAAGAACGTGAATTGCAGAACAAGATTGATACTCAGGGAGATATAATTACTCAGTTAAGAGGTTAGATTAGCAATGATAAGCAGACTGAAGCTTTCAATGCTGCATTTAACTCTTTAAACGATAAGATTAATTATATTGCTTCTAAGCAGCCTAACACTGTTCCTGTTCAGTGGCCAAATATTGTAGCTGCTAACGCTACTCCTCAGATTGGCCAAAATTATTTCTATGGTAACGGTTTTGGCGGTGGTATTGTATTTTAATTAAGGAATTTATAGGATGGAATGTTTTAATATTATTGCTACAAACGCTGGTGGTGTTCCTTATATTGTAACAACTAATACCACTGTAGGTACTGAAACTGTTGATATAGCTTTAGGATTTAGGAGAATACAGCCCGTTGGATATTTAACTATTGCTATTAGTGATGTAGTTCCAGCAGATGCAACTACTACTCTTCCAGTAACACTTACTATGAATGGTACTACTAGGAATTTAACTCTTCCTAATGGTGCTAATGTAACTGCTGCAGAACTTCTTGGAGTTAATACTATTTTAGTATTTAATGATAGGAAAAGAGGAGTATTAAATTTAATGTCAAGGACTGTTATTTAATGTTTTCTGCATTATCTTAGGGAAGTTCTGTCTATTTATTAGACAAATCTTCCTCTCCTAAATATTTAGTAGGAGAAGTAGTTGGAGTAACTCAACCTAAGTATAATTTTGGTTAGGCAACAGTAGATTTAAAAATAAAAATTGAAGATTCTGTTCAAGAATTTAATAATCTTCCTAGTGTAAATAGTTTTGTAACTTACAATAATGGAAAATTACTTATTAGTGAAACTAAGCAAGGAATACAGAGTGAAGTAGAAACTATTTTAGCTAATAGTAAAAATATATTGGAAAATATAGATACTTATAAGCAGAATGTAGAAGATTGTGAAAGTATTCTTAAATAGTTAAATCCTCAATTTGCTAAAGATAAAGAACGTGATGATAGGCTCTTAAATTTGGAAACTAGATTTGATGGAGTTGAATCAAAACTTGATAAAATATTTGATTTAATAAAGAAATGATTGTACTAGAATTTACTGAAGATAAGTTTGGAAAAGCCATGAAGGCGGTTTCAAAGATTACTGAACACGCAGAATGTCTGCATGATTTATTCGAGGATCTTGCAGAAGAATCAGACTATGGTAACAGATATGGAAATAGACGCGACGATGATGATATGTACGGTTCTCGCTATGGTATGCGTCGTAGTCGTAGATATTAATAGCCATGAGACTTGATTTATATGATGATAGGCCCAATTCTTTAAAGAATTATTTAAAATATTATGGAGAACATTTTAATAAAAAGCTCTGTGATTTTGCAGTTGGAAAAATGAAACATGGAAAAGCTCCTGTTCCTAAAGAAACTGTAGATTCAATTCTTACAAAACACAACATTAAGTTAGAAAAGAACGAGCTTTATGATTATGTGTATGTCTATAATATGGGATTCAATGATTTCTTTGGAAGTAGTATAGCTGATGAAAAACATTTAGCTATGTATGTAAAAGATGTTATTGATGATAAAGATGGGTATGATGGAATTGTATTCAATAGATGGTATGCTGATACAGTTATTCAAGGTATTCCAGTTGAATGGGAAGATATGCTATGATTAAAGATTCTTTTAAAATAAAAGATTGGAAAATAATTGTACTATATGAATGTACTTGTGATGATATTGATTATATTATTGATTCTTTAATGGATATTAATTGTCCTCAAATATATATTGATGCGGCCTTAGATAATTTAGAGGAATGTTTACTAAATTCAGGCCTTACTTATTCAAATTCAGCTTTAAGAAGAAGTGTAATAGTAATTAATAAAACAAGTTCATTCGCTCAATTAATTAACACTATTTCTCATGAATATTTTCATTTAATTTGTCATATTGCAAAGATACTTAATATTGAAGATGAGGAAGAGCTCGCTAATTTAAATGGGAATTTAAATATGCGCTCTTACGAAATTGTAGAAAAACTAAAGAAAG